GACCAGGCTAGATATTGTTTTTGATGCCATGGCAGAGCCTATTCATTGAGTTGAGCAAGAATCCACGCCTCTTGCTCTTCTGGGGTTCGTTTTTTCTGTTCTTCGCGGTTAATTTCGAGGAGGAGTGTCTGTTTTTGTTCTTGATTTTTGATCATATCCAGCGCCATCGCCTCGTAGATATCATCTAGCGAGGCGCGCTCTAATAGCTGACTGCGCAACATGCCCAACCTATCCGCTAACATTGATATGTATAAGCGGAATGGCTGGGTTAGGAGTTTTTTGCCTTCTCCTCCACGATTGCATTCTCAGCCTCTTCGCTAACTGGGTTTAGGCGCATCGCTGCCTGAAAAATACGGTCCATTGGCTTGTTGCTCTTTTTAGATAGCGCGCCAATGTCGTCTGTTGAAAATAGCGGTAATTTAGTTTTATGATCGACAACAGAGAGTGCGACCATCAGCGAACGAGCCTCTATTTTTCCGCCGTTTTGCATTGCTGCTAACACGCGATCAAATTCATCACGTTCACTCGCTGACCATGTTTTAACCAATACTTCTGTACCTTCTCCCCACTCCGGCGTAGGCACCCACTCTTCAGTTGAATCTTTTGCTTTTAGGATTTGGTTGCGAGTTAGTGTTTTACGTGTCATGCCATTTCCCCAGTGGGCAGGTAGCCCGTTGAATCCGTGATTTTGCTGCCAAAAAACAACCGCATTTACCGCATCGATCCACGGTTGTATTTTTTGCTAATGCTTTTTTGGTAATGTGTGGACATTGCGCGCAGATAGATAACCTGCGCGCTGTCTCGCTTGGTGTTGCTATCATGTGGCAGGCGTAAAGCCGGTGTCTTTTGTTACCTCGCCGGATACGCGCAGCGCGATATCGCCTTTATAATCTGAATCTACGCCACCGTCCGTAAATGGGAACGATTTAACATAGGCGCTAAATTGGCGATATGTGCCGGTAGGGAGCACCCAAGTAATGGTTCGCGCTTCAGCATCATCATAAGCGGCAGAGACTTCATCAAGACCGGAATCGTCTTCAGCCTGAAAAACGCCCAACGTCACTGTTCCGTAGCGTTTAATACCTAATGCAATCACTTCGGCTGAGTGCTTTAGGGTTGTGCGGTCTTTTTCTGCGCGTTCGCCATCCAGCCCCGAAATGCTGTAGTGGCTGTCGATTTCAATATCAACGCCATCAGTGTCGCGGATGTAAATTTTTGTGCCTTCTGTTGGGATTGGTGTAGACATGGTTGATCTCCGGTTATAGCCCGCGCACCGAATACTCGAGTGTAAAGCGGAAGGTTTTTGTTTCTGGTTCGTGTAGTGATCTAAGCGCCAGCCGTACAGCAACGAGGGTTGATGCAGCTATAGCGGCTTTTACTTGCTCGCGTAATGCTTCGGCGGCTTCTAGTGTTGAGCCCCAGCAATCTATGCCAATGATCTCGTTCTTCATGGCGAGCTCGCCTTTTAGTACGTTCATTGGTTTATCGGATATATAGCGAACAACAGCGCAGGGAAATGTTTTTTTTTTTTTAATGATACGGCGACCACCGAGATCTACACCCGCGCTATTGAGAGCAGTGTAAACAGTTGCGTCGAGGCTCATTTTTTACCTTTGTTTGCCTTTAGAATGGCTTTGTCGATGGCTTTTTTTAGCTCTGAGGAAAATGTGTTTAATACGGTGGATGTGTTGCGGACGAGCGCAGGGACCATGAAGGGTTCTGCACGCTGTTTTGATGTTCCAAATTCTTGCGCTATCGCTTTTTGCTTAACGCCAGCTAATAACTGCCCACCTTCCGATTTAGTGGCACGGCGGCGAGTGTTGCCAACATTTATATTGACAGCTCTATTGTTTACCTTGCCTTTGCTGGTGCTAATTTGCAGTGAGCGCTTTAGCTCACCAGTGTTTTCGTTAGCGCCTTCGCTCATATCCACCAGCACCGGCGCCATAGCTTTGCGCCCTGCTGTACGTAGGGTTTTAAATCCCGTTTGTGCGCCCAGCTCTAATAGAGCTTTTTCTAGCTCGTCTAGGCCATCAACCTCCATTGATAGCTTCATTCGTAACCCCAGCTAATAATGGTTTTACCAGGTATGCCGAGTGTGAACTTGTCAGGAAATGCAATGGCGAACTTTCCAAACGAGTCTAAATAGGTAACACGTTTTAGCACGTGATTAACGCTAACGATTTTGTCTGTTAGGAAATCGGTTTCTATATCATGGCCGCTGGCTTGTTTTTGAAAGTCATCAGCGCCGAATTCTATGCTTTTACTATCAGCCAGATCATGCAATGCGGTTACTAAATCCGATGGAAGCTGGTCTTGATAGCGGCCCAATAGCTCTATCAATGTTTTGAATTTATCAAGGTCTTGAACTTGAACTTTAATTTCAGATAACACAGCCATTACTTAGCTCCTGTCTTGATATCGCTTACAGATACAGCGCAGCTCTGTGTTTCGCTCATCGGGTATGATAGCTGTGATTTGGTAAACGCTATCACCGTGCTTGATCTGCATTGCCTCGGTAATTCCTGTGCGGTAGCGGCAAATAACGGTAACGTCATTGCTTTGTTCGCTGGCTTCTGGGACCCACTTCTCACGTCCTGTAATTACCGAGACCCGAGCATAAATATCCGGTAGCACAACGACGGGGGAATCATCAGGAACACCTGTGGCTGTTTTTCCGGTGTTTTTGGTTTGTATGGTTATCCGGTGTGGGTAGCGCATGGTTAAATCCTAAATACGCGATGCGGGTTTAGCAGTGAATCTACTGAAAAATCGAGGGTTGTTGCGCTAGCCGCGATAACGATAGGTTCTCGATTTCGGTAAAAGTGCCCCACCAGTAAACGCATACATTGTTTGATGCTTTCTGGCACCGCTGCCGCATCGGCGTATCCGCACGTAAAATTAACAGTTACCGGTTGTGGGTGGTTATCCTGCGGTTTTGGCCACGGTTCTAGCGGAATAACTCGACCGACAACGGAGGCGGTGTCGATGTAGTAGCTAGAAGGGGCTAGTGTTTGCAGGTTTCCATCACTATCTATGTATGTGATTGACTCAACCGACAGTAAATTTGGTGTTAATTCAATGTCTCTACAGAATGCGCCAACATACTGTTTTTCTTGCGTTATTAGCGGCCTTCCTGTGTAGCTTTCGCAAAAATTTGTAGCTGCAGCGATGTAGCTTTCGATTAGATCGTCTTCGTCTGTTATATCTGAATCGATCTGACACTGAATGCGCGCTTCTTCTAGCGTGATCGGCTGTTCTGCAGGTGGTGTTACATCAATTATTGGCATAGTGATTACCTAAGCTGTTTAACGAAAGGCTCGAGCGAACCTTTTATTAAATAGCCTATTTTTTGTTATCTTTATCGTCCTTCTCTTCGGCAGCAGCCAGGTCTTCAGGCGTTTTTTTAGAAAGCTTTGCTACTTTCAGATGATTTCCAGCAACCTCAGCACACCGATCACTAACTACTTGTTCGCCCACTTCATAATCGACGACGCTAATTCCGTCTTCTGCATGCTGGAATGCCTTTTCAATATTGATTACTTTCATAATTACCTCACAAAAAAAGCCCCATATAGGGGCTTTTGTTCACTGGTGATCGTTAGGCGCTTAAAGTAAGCACTTTTACGGCGTTAGAGTCCGTGAGCATGCCGCCGACACGCTTAGTTGTATAGAAACCAACGTTTGGTTTGTTGGTGTATGGGTCGCGCAGGACGCGAGTACCGATGCGGTCAACCACGGTGTAAGCACGTTTGAAATCACCGAACAGAACAGAGTGTGCGTCTGCGGCTTCGACAGGCATGTCTTCGTTTTCTGCAATGCCGTAACCCAGCAAAGTTGAAGGCTGTCCAGCCTGCAAGCCTGGGGCCCACAAGTAGTTGTCGTCGTTATCTTTCATTGTGCGAACGGTATGCAGCGTTGTGCCTGCCATCATCCAATTTGCATTCTTACGGTATCGAGAACGCAATGTGTACAGAAGTTTAATTAGGTTATCAGCAGAGAAGCTGCCAGACGTGCCAGATTTCACGTTTTGGATTTGCCCGAATGTTCGAACAGAATCAGCAGTAGTTGCCATCGTGGCCGCAAGCAAACCTTTCGGTTTATTAGAGCCGTCGCCTGTTAAGAACGCTGCTCCTTCTTTCTCTGCGAATTCAGTAGACACTTCACCGTTCAACCATGCCTCTACATCAAAGAACATATCATCCAGTGATGTTTGGCTCGCTTGCGGGTTAGCGTAGATCTCGCCCATTGTAGCCACCAACTGAGCTAAAGACGGCGTATCGGTTGCTGTACGCGCCGCGGTCTCGCCTACCCAACCAGAACTAGCACCGCCAAGGTTAACTAGCTTTTTATAGTCAGAGGTTGAAATGGTGATCTGGTTACAGACGGAACGCATAGGCGATTCATCACGCAAAAGCTCTAGGATGGTTCGATCCAGTTCTTCTGGAACAGCGAAACCACCATCAGCATCAACACCGATGCTGAGCGCTTTTTGCTGAAGATCCAGCAAACCATCTTCTTTGCCCTTACGAAGAAAGCCGGTAAACGCTGATTTATGCGCTTCGACATCTTTATTAACGCCGTTGCTGCCCGGGCGTTTAAGTGAAACTATTTCTTTCTCAAGGTCTGATTTGATCTTATCCAGTTCATCAAGCTTGCCGTTCAGGGTATCTACCTGACCCGCCAACTTGCCCTTTTCAGATTCCAAAGCATCAACGCGCTTGTCGTTCTTTTTCTGGAACTCGCTGAACTGATTTTTAAGCTCTTCGGCTACCAGTTCTACATCTTTTAATTCAACAGCCATGATTATTCTCCTGCGAATAATTGGGTTAGTGATTTCAGTGATTTCAGCGCTTGCTCTGTTTCCGCCTCTCGCGGTGCCAGTGCGCCGTAGCCATTAGACATAAAGCCTTTGGCTTGGGAACGCGAAAACCCAACATCTCGCAGGGCTCTCTCTATCTCGCTTGGCCTAGGAATAGATCCTTGGTCTAGCGCATTCTTTACATCCGATACTCGGGCTTCGTCATTCGCTGGGAACGTCACCAGCGAGACTTCCCAGAGGTCGATCTCTTTTAATATGAAGGCATCTTTTGAACTATCGTATTCGTAATCATCCAGCACGTAGCCAATCGATAAACCGCCCAATGAACCAGCTTTCATATGCGCATGAGCGCGTTTAGCGAGTGGATCGTCATCGATGAGCAGCCGGCCTTTTACATACAGCCCGCTTTCATCTTCACGCATCTCGGTGTAAATGCCGATCGGTTCGCTCATCTTGTGCTGCCACAGCAGCGCAGGCAGTCGGCCTTTCTCGGCCCAAGCGGCTAGTGATTTTGTAAAAGCGCCTGCGACAACAATATCTGCATCACTGTCTTTAACGCCGAAGACTGATCCGTACCCCTCAAACTCTCCGGTATTGGATACCGATTTGATTTTCAGCGGCACATCTAGCCGTTTCTTAGTCAGCATTACCTGCCTCCGGTTTTGTTGTCATATTGAGTGGCGTCAAGTAAATATCCCCGCCGTCTCTCGGATTCATATCTTCTAAGTCTCTGCAGTCATTCGGACTGAGAATGCCCCAATTAATACCTGTGCCGTATGATTCATAACGCGATTGAAGATCTCCGCGCAATAAGGCCCCAACATTGAATTTTGCATAAAACCTGCCTTGATCTTCTTTTTTTAGCAGCCCCACATTAATTCGGCTTTCGATGCGTGTTAGGTACGGAATAAGCGAGTAATTAACAAACGACAAACCCAAATGCTCTATGTTGTTGAATGATGCTTTATCTAAGTTTGCAACTAGGTGTGGAGGCACTCGATAGATAGCGCATATTTCATCGCGCTGGAATTTACGTGTCTCTAAGAACTGGCTATCTTCAGAGCTAAGCCCTACAGGTTTCCAGCTAAGTCCCATTTCCAAAATCATTGGTTTGTGAGCGTTAGTAAGGCCTTCGTGATTATCGTGGAACTGCTGTTTTAGGCGCTCAAATGCAGAGTCACTTAATTGGTTCTCTGTAGATAAAACGCCAGATGTGACGGCTCCGTTTTTAAATAACGTCGCACCATGCTCTTCTGTTGCCAGTCCCAGCCCTATAGCTTGTCGAGCGTATGCAACTGGATTCAAACCTGTTAGGCCATCTAGCGTTAATGTCCTTACATGCCAAATAACATCTTGTGACAAATTCTCCGTCGTGCCGTCAGACCAAGTAACTTGATAAACAGGAACATTATCTACAAGCGCTGGCTTAACCGCTGCTGGGTCTATAGGAAGCAGCTCTACAACTTCATCAAACGCTTTAACCTTGTATGCATAGAAGTTGCCCCGCAGGCACAAGCAAAGCACAAGCAGTTCCCAGAATTCCTGTGCTGTCATGTAATCGTTAGGCGCTGTTGTTAATAGTCTATATATACGATGCGCTGCAGCTGGAACTCTTGAATTTTCAATCTGCTCGTAAAGTTTGCATGGCAGCATTCCTACAGATTCGGACAGGACTCGAACGCACCCAAACACAGTAGTCATTTGCATAGCACGATAGGAGGAGACGCCTTTTCCGCTATAAGTGTCGTACCCATAACCTATGGCTTGGGCTATCTTTTCTGGTGTGTCGAGAACTTCGGGCGATTTTTTCCCAAACCAGCGTTTTAATAATCCCATTAAAGAGTCCTAATGCCGTAAGTTTCCAAGTGGTCTGATAACGTTTCTTCTTTTACATCACTCAACATAATTCGACCAATAGCCATCATTAGCGCCACTGCACCGTCGATTTTGTTGTCGTTGCCTTCTTTTACTGGGCGAACAATGTCGTCGTTGCCTGCTATGTGTTTACCTACCACGTTCGACATACACCACGTCATTATCGGGTTGCCGTCGTGATGGAATCGGCCAGCGCTGATTGCTGCCTCTAGCTCCTTCATCGGATCCGACATGTTTGTGAAGTTTTGCGTTATTGTGACCGGGTTTAGATTTTCATCCGCTAGGTGGTGCGATAGGTTTGTCGCGCCGTGCTGGTCAATCGCTGAACAGATAACGGGCGCGATATCTTGTGTTGATAGCGCTTCTGCTACGATCTCGCGATAGTCGATCTCTGCGCCATCTGTTGGTATTAGATGCCCTGTATTTACCCAGTTTTGGTAGCGTTTGGCTTGGCGCTTGTTTTCTTCATCAAATACAGTGTCCTCTGGAACCCAGAAACACGGCGATACAGAGTAATAATGCCGCTTACCGTCGATCATGCGATTAAATACGCGCGGCATGCTGTTTAAATCGATCTTGCGGGCTAAATCCATCCCGAGGGTGCATTCTTCGCCTTGGAATTGTTCAAGAGTGAGGTCTGGATCTGCGCATTTGTTCCAGTCTTCCATGTTAAAGAAGGCTGTTTTGCTCTGTACCCACATGTTTAGATGTTTGGTTTTGAACGTGTTCACGTAGCGCGCATTTTTGATGGCGCGCTGCTGCTGGCTTAGCAGATAGTCCTCATAGACTGAAACGCCCATGTTTGGGTTTGCTTTGCGCAGTGCTTCGACGCTGGTCCAGTCGTCTCCCTCGTCTATTGTGTAGATAATGCCGAATAGCTCATCATCAGGGGTAACGCCTTCAAGCATTTCGATTACGCGGCGGCGCTGATCAAAACAAGGTCCTGCTATATTGCTGCCTGCGGTCGTAATTACCCAGATTAGGCCTTGTTCACGTGCGCCCATGCCTGTGATCATTGTGTCGTACAATGAGTCATCGCTGTGCTCGTGGTATTCATCGACTATTGCGGTTGAAGGTGAGGCGCCATCGCCAGGATCACCAATAATTGGCTCAAATTTGGAATCGTCTGCGGGCCGGTTTAGGTTTTTGGCATTAATCTCTATGCCGAAATGACGTGTTAAATCAGGCGTCCTCAAGCACATTTGGCGCGCAGGTCTGAAAACTTCCCATGCTTGTTTTTCGGTTGTTGCGCCGGAATAAACCTCGGCACCAGCTTCACCGTCGGCACACAGCATATAAACACCCAGTGCTGCAGCCGGTGCAGATTTTCCGTTTTTTCGAGGTACTTCAGTATATGCCTCGCGAAATCTGCGCAACCCGTCTTTTTTGCGTTTCCAGCCAAACACCACAACGTATTGCAGCATTTGCCATGGTTCAAGCTTTAGCTTTAACCCTAGCCTTGCCCACTTCCCTTTCGTATGGGGCATTTTCTGTATAAATTTACAAACCCGCTCGGCGGCGTTTCTATCAAATCTATACTTAAAACTCTTTTTTTTTGATTCTGCTAAATCATCTAAATGACGCTGACACGCTAAAACTACATATTTACAAGCAACGATTCGGCCTGAAACCACTTCCCGCGCATATTTGTTAGCAGCGTTAACGTTTGGGTAGCTAGCCATTTATTTAAAACTCCGAAAACTCATTCCCTCCGTTGCCGCTAGGGTTCATTAGCCGACCGCGGGCTGAGGGATCTAAGCCAAGCATTGATCCGAATGTAGCGATCTGTCGGAGCGCTTCATTTTTGGCGGTTAGCGCTGGGTTTTTAACTAGACCTCCTGTCGCGCCTTCGACAGTTAATCCGTTATTTCTAACCTCTGTCTCAGCTAGGCGAAATGTTGAATATGCAGAACAAAACGCTTCAAGGTTATGTAGATCAGTTACAGCAAGAACTCTCTCTTTACAAAGGCGCGGGCAAATTATCCCCCACATTTGAGCGGCAATTTCGTCTAGCCACTCCGGCGGGTCAACGTCTTGAATTAGATCAAACTCTACAGCCTGTTGGTTGGCGTGCTTGCTGCCAGATAGTAGCTTTTGCTTGTTAGGCTTCGGCTTTCTACCCCGACCGGGCACCGTCGATTTTCCTGACATCTGACCGCCCCGGATTATTTTTTAATTTTGTCCACGTAAAAATTTGAC